CTCAATTTGATAGCAACAAGCAAGCCCGGCATGTCAAAGCTTTTGCTAAGGTTGATTCTTTGTTGACCACAGAATTTACTGATAAACAAATCTTTGTCAAGGTCGAGGCCTTGCTGAAAAGGCATGATCCAGGGGCTGCTCCCAGGATCATCTATCAATCGTCTGATTTGCACAATGTCCTTCTTGGTCCTGTCATGTGGCAATGCACCAAGCGCATGTTTTCGTGTTTTGAACATGCTGAAGCAGGAGACACTCCCAGTTATATGGGAGCTTACGCTAAACAGTCACCTGCTTTGGTTGCACGGATTAATCGCGCTGGTAATGATGACTCAGTTTATGTAGAGTCTGATTTTAGTAGCAATGACATGACTCAGTTGGAGGACGTTCATCTGCTGGAGATCGCATGGTTGACGCGTTTTGGTGCCCCGCTTTGGTTAACCGCACTTATGCATGTGGCAAATAGGTTTAAGGCTACCAACCACAAGCACAAGGTTAAAGTGCGTGTAGCTAACCAGTTACCAACCGGGGCACAGTCGACCACATTCCGCAATTCGTTGTGGAATGCTTCGATCAACTACACTTGGGCTCTCGAGAACGGCTATCGAGGAGATGTCCTCATCTTGGGAGATGACATGCTCATGAGACTTGACAATCCCGGACGCCGTCGACAGGCTGTCCGTAGGTCTTATGAATATGTTTGCAAACGGGCAGGGATGCGCGCTGCGGTTAAAGTGCGCAAGCATTTGAGCGAGTGCGAGTTTCTGTCCAGACAGTTTCTCCCTGATGGGCGCGGCAGCTTCAAGATGGCGCCGAAGTTGGGAAAGGCGCTGGCGAGGTTCAACGTAAGGGCATCCAAGAATGAGGCCTTGTCTGACAATGAGTACATTGCGGGCAAGGCTCTGTCCTACGCGTATGAGTTTCGTTATGTGACGCCAATTTGTCGCCTGTTTCTGCTCCGTTATGCGGAGTGTGAGATTGACAATCCACGTCTGGACGCATTGGGTTGGAATGCTCGTGGTTCTTTTTTGGAACATGGGCACGCCGGCATAATGAAATCCATTGATGAAGCGGTTGGGATCCCTAGGGATTGCATGACCCAGTTTTATCATTGGAAGTATAATTTAACGTCCACTGATGTGGTTGTCTTGGTGACAAAACTCCTCTTCGGCCATCGCGATCTCGAGTCCGGTGAAGTTGGGTTTTTGACGGTTGATTGGCTTTAACCGTTTACGTTCCCCA